TGCTCTAAGCCTCTGAGCTAATTGGGAATGTATTATTTAAATACTAAAAACACTTTCATATAATTGTTTTTTTAGTACCATCTATAAATCCAGATTCATATATCTCAGTTCTCCACTCATTCTCGTTTTGAACAGAGAAGTCTTTAAAAGAACCTATAGCATAACTCAATACATCTACCATTCCTTCATAATATATTGAACTGTCTTTTATCTGATTATGAGTTGATAAGTCTTTTTTGTCTTTACATTGCTCTAAAATAGATTCCAAACTTTGTATTATTTTATTTACGGGCGTTGTCATAATTATTTAATTTAATCAAAGATAACAAAATTAAATGTAATAACCTAATTCCATTATTATTTTACCTTATTGTATAAACACCTGAGTTCTTTCCCTGTATCAAATAAGTCATTCCGTAGCGTATCGCATCCAAGAAGTGATTAAACTTATCAATAGGTACTTCACCCTTATCTTTCCATACATAGTTGTTTAGCTCTCTTATAATACCGTGAGAACCTCTATCTACTATTATCTCGTAGTCCTGCATAAGTGCAATACCAGACAATATACTACCTTTCTTTTTTACGGTTGGTTTTATATTAAGTCCCAATGCCTTCATCTCACTAATAAGTCTGGGTTCAGAGTTATCTGATATAATTAAGTCCATACCACACTCATTTCTATTCCTTGTGGCTATCTCAGATGTCGTTAGATTGGCTTTTCCGTAGATTTCCTTAACCCAAACCTTTCTTGCGTGCTTATCTATAGAAATCTTCACAAGTGTCGTTAAATCGGCTGAAAATCCATAATCTTGACCATAACAAGTAAGCTCTGTAGGTATAAAGTCTCCAACTCTCCATTTTCTTATAATAGTACCTTCTGCTTTAGCTAACCAACCACCTAGTATTTGGTGCTGATACTTGTCAGGTCTTTTACGCTTCATTTCAAATACCCTTTGCAGGAATGATTGCGATAGATTTTTCTTATTGTCCTTATAAGTTGTATGAATGTAAGTGGTATCTCCTTTTAAGGTATTGGATGCAGGAAGTACGTTTTCATTCTGAAAGAAACGTTGATATATCCAATGCTCCTTAGTTGTTGGATTCAGTATTAATATTACCCTGTTCTGCTTAAGTAAAGAACGTATAGAGAAATCAATCTTATCAAACACACCTTCATCAACCAATTCCTCTGCTTCATCTACAACAAACGTTGTAATACCGTTAAGAGACTTTAATGCTGCTGTTTGATTACCTGAAGAGGTTCTAATACCTTTAAAGATGATACTACTACCTGTCTTTAGATTCATTATCTCATCCTTAGTTATCCTAAAGTCATCGTGAACACCCATTAAATTAATCTTCTCAATAAATTCAGGTATAATAGAGGTATGTGCTGATATCATTGTGTAACGAGAGAAAAGTATCTTATGTCCTTTTTGATAGGTTAGATTAAGTAGAAATACATTTGCTCCAAATGATTTGCCTGAGCCACGTTATCGCCCCCCAGTTACAACAAAGTACCTTGACTTTTGCTGAAATAGGGGGATATATTTTTTATGTATGTTAATATTATTCATCTAGTTATTTAATTTAATTCTTTAAGTATTTTAAATCTACTAATTCCTGTTTCTTTGGATGCCTGTCTAATTGAATCATATACAATGTTTCTGAAAACAGTTCTCTTTCCGTGCAGTTTTCTCTTCCGCTCGAGGAATTCCTTTGAGTGTTTCATACCGAAAGCAGGATTCAAAGAACCTACTCTACCATACATACCATTTAGTTTTCCCGAAACTTTATCGCTTATTTTCTTTCTAACGTCTAATCTTTTTGATGGGTTGTTAACTCCTTTTAAATTTTCTGATTGCCACGTGCGAACTTCTTCGTATTTTCTTGAATCCCTATACTTCATATTACAACTGTTGTTCATTATATGGAAAGCTGCAGATGAACTTCTATCTCTGTAGTGCATAAACAACAGGTAGTGGGAAAGATAATGCTCTCTCGCAGTAAGCATAACTAAATTACATTCTTTATTAGAACCACCTAACCACTTAGGTACTATGTGATGCTCTTCAAAATAACCTTGAGACCTGTCTCTTTTAAGAGACTTCCTGCTTAAACAAAGTTTATCGTAGATGTTTTTATAGTTCATCTTCTTTTGGTGTTACATCTATTATTTTTTCTTTTATCGCTTTTCCTTCAGGACTATCTCCGAAGAAGTTTATTACAGGAGCTTGTACTCTAGTCACATTGCCTTCATTCTCATCACCATAAGCAAAATCCAATAGTAGTTTCATATGATTGTAGCTACCCTCTTCAGCCTTCTTAGCTAAGCTCTCAAAAGCATTGACCTCACTACCAAACACATTCTTAATAGCTTTCTTAGCGTACTGCTTCTTCCTGCTTTTCTTGGCTGTATTCATTGCTGGTTTATTGGACCTTTCATTGTCAGGCACAGCTAGGTTAGGTATAGACTTCTTTCTTGAATTACCTTTTCTGCCGTCTGTAGGTTTTATTTCTTCTGATTTACTCATTTGGATATAAATAATTTCTTTTTATTTTATTCAACTCAATCTCTTCAATTCCCCACCAATTTTCTTTACACAACATCTCAAGTGCTTCTGTTTTATCGCTAAAAACACCAATCAACTCCAGAGAGCGGTGTCCGTGTCCACCGCCTCCGTTATCTATTAGATATAGTTTTTTTCCAATATTATAATCTGCAAATTCAACTTTAGGTATTAAATTACCACTTGCACCACAGTAATCGCACATATTATAGTTGTCAGTAACCATAATACACTTGTTGTTGTGGTTACACATATCTGTACATATAATAGGATTCTTTATTTCTTTTGATTTACTCATACTATGGTAACTTAAATTAAGGTGTTCTGTTTTTGACTACTGATTCCAAGTACTATTACCTACTCCATTATCTCCTTCTATTATCTCATACTCGTTCTTAGATTTCCATTCCCAAGACTTTACTTTAAGATTAAGCATTTCATAAACCTCTTCTAGCCTGTACCTAGGTATTCCGTCAACTAGCTTCTTAAACCTCTCAGGTAACGTATCAGGATTGTTATTATAAACCTTTTTAGCAGCCTTTCTTATTTTAATTTCTTTTTCTTCGATAGTAGCTTTTTTTTGGATACCCATATCTGTAAAGTACAAATCATAATGTTTTCTAAAATTAGAGGAGTTAGTGTAATACATACCTATCTTGCTTAAAGCGTGGTATATTGAACTTCTGTCTCTGTGGACTCCTTTAGAGTTAAAGTATTCAGAAACCTGTCTGTCATTCATAAAGTTTAAATCAGTAAGAATTTTGTATGATAAAGCTCTGAGATATGCATCTTTATTCTTTCGTGAAGACGAAGAGCAATCAAATCCTGTTAATTCTTTAAAGCTTTCTATTAAATTGTCTGCTGATTCTTTGCAATAATCTTTTTTCATATTTTGTATAATTTGTTTTTTATTTTGGTTTGTCATTATTAACGCAACTAACCTTATACCTACCGTTACCTTATAAAATAAGTTGTTTGCTCTTCATACCTTTCTTCTTCATAATATCTTTTAGTCAATTCTATTTCTTCTTCTAACAAATCATTTAAGTAAGTGTAAATAAAATCAATATCTTGCTCATTTAATTCTATACATTCTCCACCCTGCCAAACTTCTGCCTTTAAAACGTTTTCTTTAAGGTTTAAATCTACAATATAAGCACTACTATCAGAATATAAAGTTATTTCATTAGGAATAGGATAACGATAACTGCTTGTTGTTTCGTAAGATGGTTGGATTGATTGAATATCCAATTTAATTTCTTCTTTCATAATTTAGTCTTTAAATAGTTTAATAATCATTGATAAAAACATTAGTATCATATAAACAACTAATCCAATCATTGCGAAATACACGATACCTTCTAAAAAATATTCCAATACTTTTTTCATTTCTATTTGTTTTTAAAAAGTGATGTAGCCATACTTATATGTTCACTAGCGACAGTTAATATTAAAAGTCAGCTACATCTACCTTAATTATACACCAAAGATACAATGTCTTTTTTGTTTATCAACTATTTATTAACATATTTTAACAAAACTTTAACATCTATTTTTGATTATCCAAGTATATCTGAAGAGTAGCTAAGGCTCTCCAAGCAACTTTTGCTAGGTGAAGTATACCATCATCATCCATTGGGCTTGTGCTATGGTCTATTAAATGCCTTACCATTGCATCCGCGTTGTCAGTACTCTTATTTTTGTCCCAATACAATTTATCTCCGTGATTATGTTGTTTCTGACCCGCTAAGCTACACTTAGAAACTTCTTTCAATGCATCTGGGAAGTAAGATATGCATCCTGAATAAACAGGTGTTGCCTTTCTTTCATCAGCCTCTTCTTCTTTACTTGAAGTATGCAACCTTCCAAAAGGAGCATCTAATTCATAGTGGCATCCTGTAGCACCGTTTTGTGCTATTATGTTCATTCTCTTTTCTCTTTCAATTTCCTGAATATCTTCATTAAACTTTTCAGAAATACTCATCAACTCTTCTACTAAACTATTCATATCTTATT